AAACCTTCAGAGGATATGAAGGAAATTACATGCAGTATCTTCAGTACCGGTAAGATTATCATTACAGGGGCGGAGACCCTCAAGGAGATTGCGTTTGCCTATAACATCATCAACAACCATATAAACGAGAAACCCGAAATCAGGGTATCACATACAGAAGAAACCGACGTATTTGATATTTATTTGGGATACAAATGTGAACCATTCATCAAAGTGCTAAGGGAGAAGGGATTCAATTCTTGGATGAGAACAGTTACCAATAGACAAATAAAATTCTAAGTGTATATCAATAAAACAAAATGGCTGCCATGCCCATGTTAGTCGGTGTCGGCCTTATGATGGTATGTTGTTCCAGTTCTAGTGTAGCTGCCCTAATGATGGGTGGTGAGGAAACCCCAACCCCGATCCCAGACACAGGAGCGGGGGCGGGAGCTGATGACTCATGTGACGAGACTCTGAGTGGAGAAAAAGATGAAGGTTACCGTGGTTGCCAGGCGCAGACCCGCTCCGGTAAGACGTGTCAGTCATGGGACTCACAGACTCCTCATGAGCACACACGAAAAGACGAAGCGAAGGGCTCCGCGGGCCACAACTACTGCCGCAACCCTGATGGCGAAGACACCATCTGGTGCTACACGACGGACCCCGAAAAGCGTTGGGAATACTGCGATCCTCTGTGAAGTATATAATCCCATTTACAAGATTTAAATTCTAGGTGTATAATAACAATATGTCGCAGCGACTCGGTATGGCCGATGGTCGGTGTTTCACCATAAACTCGTCAGCCCAGCTCTTCAACAACTATGTCATGAAGCAAAATGGAATTTCTTTCGAGGACAACTATTCTTACCGCCAGCTTCTCCAGAAGCAGGGACCCCAGCTCGTCACTAAGATCCAAGAGGCGGAGCAGGGTAAGGGTCCTTGCAACACCTGTGATAAACCTCTTCTCAAAATGCCCGGTATTTACTAACTGAGCTAAATCCACGAAAAAACTTTAATACCATCTTGTAGAATGTCAACATGTGCCATATGTCTCGGTGAAGTCAAGTGTACGAGAATAAACCCTCCACTTCGATGCGGACATATGTTTCATTCCCACTGTCTACAGGAATGGAAAAATCAAGGTAAGAATACGTGTCCAACATGCAGGAAAGTTTTCGATGCTTCACAATTTAAAATTACAGTCACTATACAAAACAATTACACAGCAACGGCTAATTCTGTGTCCTTGAATGAGGGGTCTATATTTGACGTTTTAGATTTATTTGACATTAATTTTGATGTGGATCAACAAGAAGACGTTGAAAGTATATTAGCGGATCTTGGGATGAGTCTTACCGACTTTGATTCCAGTATCCTTGACACAGAATGAACTACAGTATTTCTCGTAGTTTAAACCTGGGTAGTCCCTCGAAGCTGTACGAGGGTCAGTGATGGCTTTACCTTTAGCATCAGTGAGAAGTGGGCCAGTCGCCCAGCCCCGCTTGTGACTGAAAACGTTAGCCTTAAAAATTACACGTTTACCCACCTTAAACTGACCACCCCTCTTTACTCGTGATTCGGGAACTTTAAAGAATTTGGCTACAGCTTTGATAGTATCTCCAGGTTTGATTTTATATTCAACCACCCCATGCTGTTTGTAAAAGTGAAAATCCCCTTGTCGAATGTAGTTCATCGGTCTCCCAGGAGAAACAAACATCATAACCTTGAAATAACCTTTTTTACATTTTTCATTTGCACCCGCTTTGTACACCTTCTTAGGATTATCGGAAATAACGCGTTTAGGAAGTCCAGTACAATGGGTGTAAGTGTGATTACCATTAGAAAGCCCTGAACGGTCACCCGGTATTGATTTTTGCCACCTGTATGCCTCGTAGTCACCCACGGCATAGGCATAACAATTATTATTCCCAATACCCTTCGGTGTCGACCACCTCCTGTTCGTAAACTTATTTTCCGAACCACTCAGGGGAAGGGCTTTCATTTGTAATTGGCCTAGAAAAAAATATCAGTATGTAATAAAATGCTTCACGAGGTCACTCACGCCAAGTCTCGCTCCGAGATGATTACCGAGCTTCTCATCTTCGCTCTTAACGTTCTCATCAGTACTTTCATCCTCCGTCTTGTCTGGAACCGTTCGCTTTCCAAGCACATCTCTGTGCTCAAGCCCATCTCCAGCCTTCTCGACGCGTTCATTCTTTCCATCTCTCTCCAGGTTGTCCGTGGTATCTAAATAGGTTTTACCAGGTCATCAGTAAATCATTATTGATAAGTTGATACAATCAACTCTTGAATAATAAATAATTAAACTTCGTTGTATCCAACGATCTTCTTACCGTTAGGACCCTTGAGAGTGGGGAAAGCCGTCATACCGTCACAACCACCCTTGTCACAATCGACGAAAGTGTATGGAGTACCCGTCTTCTTCATGTATTCCAACTGTTTGACTGTCCACCCACACCCCTTTGTTCCGTAAACGGTCCACTTTTTACCACCTGGGGAGGCCTTGGTTGTATTCCTGTAGAGCAAAAAGACAACGAGAACGATTGCCACTGCAACTACAATTGTTGAGCGCTGCATATTTTATTATAGGTAAATATTTTTTTAAGGTTTACAAATCTTCTTTTTGAGCATATTGCGTTCATCGTTTGATAGACTGTTCACGTACTTGTTTATCTTTTTGGTATTTTTGGGGGTCTTGAGAGCGTACGCAACTGCCGGGTCTAATGGTCCATTCTTGAGAGGTCTCGCCTTGTTCATCTTATTCGCAAGTTTTCTCTGTGCGTTCTTTTCCCGTGCCAATAATTCCATGAATTGTTTATTATTTGCGTTAGACCACTTGGCCTTGGGTGTGACCGTCTTGAAACGGCCCCCAACAAACTTCATATTCTTACCATCTTGTATGGCGTTCCTTACGTTTTGGGGTGTCTTCATGTTAAAAGGTTGTCCACGTTCGTACCTCTTCATTCGAGCCCTCTCCGACCACGTTGGTTGTGCCCTCCTTTCCCTCTCAGCCTTATTCTTAGCCAAAGCCTTTTCATATGCATGCTTTCTCACGTACTCACGCTTCTTACCGTTAACATCAACAAACGAGAACCGTGCATCACGTCCAAGTTGTATCTGATTATTGATCTTTTTCTGGAACTTGGCGGCGTAAGCTTGCAAGTTCTTTTGCTTAGCCTCATGATATGCGGACTTACTCTCAAATTCCTGCTTCTTACCGTTTACGTCAACGAAAGACCTCCAGTACTCGTTCTTCTTAGCCTTGGGTGTGGGGGTCTTGGCCTTGGCCTTGGTCTTTTCCCTCTCAGCCTTGTTCTTAGCCAAAGCCCTATCGTATGCAAACTTCCTGACAAATTCACGCTTCTTACCCTTTGCATTGACGAAAGAGAACTTCTCCTTGAGACGAACAGGTGTAGGTGTTTTACCCTTGGTAGCCTTGATGGCTTGAATCCTAGCATTTAACTTATTCGCAGCCTTCTTCCTCCCACTCTCAATCTTCCTTGCATATTCCATCATATTGGAAGGGGACATCACAGCATAAGGTGCGTTAGGCGTGGCTGGTTGAATCTCGGGGACTGGGTTGGGACGCACAACACCAGGTCTCATTCGGGGTGCCGGTTTGGCTTTGGGTTTAGCCAATATAGCTGCAGCCCTCTTAATCGCACTGTTCCTCTTCTTCTTTCTTTCCGTAGTTGAGAGTTTGGGGCTGGGAGTCTTGGTCTTAGCCTTGGGTGTCTTAACCTTGACGGGAGTCTTGGGCTTGGGCTTGGGAGCGATCATTTTGAGAGCATTGGCGAGAGTCTTTGGTCTATTCGGTGATTTATCACCAGTTAAGAATGGGTGTGTCAAAATAGTCTTGAAGGTGGGAAGGTTTTCTCGGAGGGCGACGTGGTAATCTGAGAGTAGATATCCCTGGTTGGTGAATTTTCCGTTAAACTCGAGGAACTCTTTGTTTGGTATGAGCTCTTCGATGAAATTTTTAATAGCTCGCTCCTTAGCATTCCCAGGATTTCTCACCTTAACATAAATGATATACAAGAACCTATGAATATCATAGTATCTCGTACCTGGACCGTATCCATGTCCTAATATACCCGCACCCGAATATCCACCATCCTTCGTTTCTGGGTTTGGCATACGGTTGGACCAGTATGATAAACCAAAATCAATGATAGTCGCTTCAACACCAGCGTTTGTACGCTTATACTTTTTGATATCAGGTGAACCGAGACGACTCCTAAAAGATCCACCAGGGTCGTTCCGAATTACTTTACGACCGAGGTCAACTTTCCAAGTGTATGAACCTTCACGCCGAGTGACCATCACATTACCTCCATGTAAATCACGGTGACGGAAGTCTGGAAATTTTTGGTTAATTCGGTAGAGATTATCAAAAACCTGTACAATTACAGACTTTATCGCATCAAGAGATGGGTTGGTTTGCCACCACGAATTAAACGGCATACCATCAAGAAGTTCCATATAAAGAATATCCTTGGGTTTGGTACGTTCTTTTGGTTGGACCAACGTACCATTCTCTTTACGCACCTTTTTAGGTGTTTTATCTTGGATGGGGCACTTCCTAAAGAGGTACATCTCGGGAACCGCAAACTCCTTCAATTTTTCGGCAACCTTGAACTCAAACTCAAAAGCGCCATCAGTAGTTTCCGATGTATCTATCTCTTTGTACGCGACATACCGCCTTCCATTATCATTGATACTTCCACGGTACATCTTTCCAAATGCACCTTCACTCAATGGCTTACCCTTACCAGTGCGAAGGGTGGGTGAGTTGTAACTGGGAACCTTCAAGAAGTGTTCTGGGACACAAGCCTTCTCACCTTTGAGTAATTTTTTCAAGTTACTCTCGATTGACATACTTACTTATTGGTAAGAAGTTATTTTTCAACTTACCAAGAAGGAACTGAGACTCGGAATATAAACTTTATTAGGAAGTACGGGTACCTCTCCACCACATACCACCTTCAGTCACTCCAGACTTTCCTTTTACACCAGACCTGCAATGAACACCGAATGGTTTGTATACACATGATTGAGCTTCAGCTTCTCCTGTATTAGACTTAAATACCATACAATTCACCTTATCTACACCTTTGTGCCAATCTAATGAAAATCCCGGACAATTAGAATTATCTTTGCATGCAGTTTTACACTCCTCTATCGCATTAGCCGGGTTATCCACAAAAAATTGAGAGTATGGGTATCCACTTTTTCCCGACAAAAGACGAAATTCCCCAAGTCGCGTGAATGGACTAGAAGAGGTGAAATTTTCTGGGTCAATAGATTCCTTTACCGAATCCGTGCGGGTGTCTTTAGGTGCATCATCACCCCCTCCACCAGAGTCGGACCCTCCACCAGAGTCGGACCCTCCACCAGAGTCGGACCCTGTATCTGGGTCACCACCACGCATCATTAGGGCAGCTCCGAGACCAGACGACATACACATCGCACCCACACCTAAAATCACAGCAATTTGACTCATTGTTATATACTATACTCCGAGATTTTTTAATATTCGTAAGATATGTGTACATCTTACCAATATTGATTGGAATAGAATTTGTATTTTTTTACTGATCATCAACTTCCTCAATCTCATCCTCAACATCAACCTGAAGGTCATCATCGGGTAGGTTCACACCCTGAAAGGCAAATGACGGGAGCTTGGCAGACTGCTCGAAGAGAGCCTGTTGGAGACGGATTGTGACACCAAACTTGTTGTCGATAAACCAAATCTGGTTGAGATCAACAATAGCCATAGCCTTATTACCCTTCTCGATGCTATCGAGAGGGACGGGCTGCTTCTGCATAGAGTAAGACTCGGGTACAAATGTCCCATCAGGCTTGGTGAGAATCTTGAGCTTGATAGTCGATGGGTACTGCTCCTTACCGGGGCGAACCATAGGCTTGTAGAGAGCCTGCTTAAGAACCTCAACGTTGAACTCCTTACCGAGCCACTCTTGCGAATTGGCAGCGACTGTGTTTACGATGATATCATCAAGCTCCTTGAGCTTCTCGTGAAGAGCCATAGCCTCCTCATTGTCGGGGTCGA